AACTCATTAAGCAGAACCTTGCGGGTAAACCCCAACTTGTTAAAGAGGACGAGCCAGAAGTAGATTTTTTCGAGAATCCACAGGCGGCTGTTCGTAAGACTGTTGATAACCATCCTGATGTTCTTGCGGGTCGCCAAGCGGCTCTAGAGTTCAAAAAGATGCAGATTCAGCAAAAGCTAGCGGCTGAACACCCTGATTTCGGTCAGATTGCTCAGGATGCGGACTTTGTGAATTGGGTGAAATCTTCTCCTGTTCGCATTGGTTTGTACGCTAAAGCTGATGGTGAATATGATTACGACAGTGCTAACGAACTGCTCAGTACCTACAAGCAATTGAAGGGTGTTAAGGCTAAACAGACTAGCGATGCGGGTGAAACACAACGCAAGACTAATCTCAAGGCCGCATCTGTAGATAGTGGTGGTACTGGTGAATCTGGAAAACGAGTCTATCGAAGGGCTGACCTTATTCGGCTGAAGATGCAAGACCCTAACCGCTACGATGCTTTGAGTGATGAAATCATGACGGCATATGCAGAGGGCAGGGTCAAATAACTTAACTTTTGATTTTTTGGAGATACAAACATGGCAACATCATTTTCCCCCACCAATTCAGTGACCACCACCACTGGCGCAACGTTCATCCCTGAGATTTGGTCAGATGAAATCGTAGCCGCCTACAAGAAAAACTTGGTTCTTGCTAACCTCGTTATGAAGATGAACTTCAAGGGCAAGAAAGGTGACACCGTTCACATTCCTGCACCTACCCGTGGTTCTGCTTCTGCCAAGGCCGCTGAATCCTCAGTTACTTTGATTGCAGCTACTGAGTCTGAAGTCACCGTGTCTATCAACAAGCACTATGAATATAGCCGCTTGATCGAAGACATCGTGGAAGCACAAGCTCTGAACTCCATGCGTCAGTTCTACACTTCTGATGCTGGCTACGCCCTGTCACGTCAAGTTGATACCGACTTGATTCAATTGGGTCGTTTGGCTAACGGTGGTTCTACTGGTGCTCGTTACGGCTCTGCCTTCATCGGCGGTGACGGTACAACCACTTTTGACTACACAGCTAACACCAACACTGGTAACGCTTCCGCTCTGACTGATTCGGCTATTCGCCGCACCATTCAGCGTTTGGATGACAACGATACTCCTATGGACAATCGTTTCTTCCTCATCCCTCCATCAAGCCGCAACACCCTGATGGGTCTGGCTCGTTACACCGAACAAGCATTTATCGGTAATGGCGATGCTATCCGTAACGGTGAAATCGGCAACCTGTATGGTATCCCTGTGTTCACTTCCAGCAATGCTGACTCTGCTTCTGCTACTGCCGCCTTCCCTGCAAGCGGTACTGCTATTGCTCGTGTCTGCTTGATGGGTCACAAGGACTCTATGGTTCTGGTTGAGCAAGTTGGTGTCCGTTCACAAGTTCAGTACAAACAAGAGTATTTGGCTACTCTGTTCACTTCTGACACTTTGTACGGTGTTGCCGCTTTGCGTGATGCCGCTTCTGTGGGTGCAGCCAAGTCTTCATCCATGTTTGCTTTGGTTGTTCCTAGCTAATTGCAGTTGCGCCCCTCGCCCTAGTGGTGGGGGGACTTTTTTAACTTAATTAGGAGAAATCAAATGGCAGCAGCAACAGCAGTAGTTTCCCGCCGTGGAAACGATCAGTTCCGTGGTCTGTTTTCAGACACTTGGGACGTTTCATGTACTTTGGATAGCGCATCAGTCGCTACCACTGCTACAGCTACAGACACAGTAACCGTTCCAGGCGTTGCTTTGGGTGACATGGTTATTGGTATGTCAGTTGGTGTAAGCGAAGCTGGATTGGTTCGTAGAGCCTATATTTCAGCCGCCGACACCGTTACTGTCGTGACTTACAACCCAACAGCAGGTTCTGTTGATCTGGGTGGAACTACATTACAACTCATCATTGGTCGTGCTGTAGTTTAATGATGGGGGGACTTGTTCCCCCTTTCTCATTTAAGGGGTTTTATGGCTACTTTTCGTTGTCTTCAGTCTGGTAACACCGTGACTTTTACATTGCAACATGACATTGACTCTATGAAGGGTCATCAAGGTTATGTAAGGATAGACGAACCAGAAGTAACCATAGAATCTTATGATTCAGTTCGTACAGATACCGCCTTTCGTGCGCCTGTCACCCCTAAAATTAAGCGTATGGGTAGACCCCGAAAGGTTGCAAATGTCTGAATTTGACGCAAGAGATTTTGGCAAGCTAGAGGCTCAAGTCGAAGCCCTCCAGAAGGAGGTTCATTCTTTGAGTACAGATGTCAAGTCTTTGTTGGCACTCGCTAACAAGTCTAAAGGTGGCCTGTGGGCTGGTATGGCTATCGCCTCAGTTGGCGGTGGCATCATCACTTTTGTTGCTGATAGGGTTTGGCGATGAAAGAAGGACTGTTATCAGGTCAGGTTTGCCCACTTCCTACTCAGGATGTGGAGTTGAACCTTAAGAACCGCAACAATGCTTTCAAGAAGTTTGGATATGGCCCACCCAATCCAAACGAGACAAATACTGCATTTTGGCTCACTAAGGCCAAGATGTATAACGCACCCACAGACACCGTTAAGACGATGCTTTGTGGCAACTGTGCGGCTTTTATCCAGACACCAAAAATGATGGAGTGCATCAAGGGTGGCTTGGAAAAGGGCAAGGATTCTGAGAATGAGTTGGACTATGACCAGCAGTTCATTGAGGCGGCTGATCTAGGTTTTTGTGAGTTGTTCCACTTCACTTGTGCGGCGGCTAGGACTTGTGATGCTTGGAAATCTGGCGGTTCTATAAAGAAGGATTGATATGAAAACATCTGCAAAGTCTCCCAAAACAGCCCCTAAAAAGGGTATCCCTGTAACAGTCATGATTGCGGTTGGCAAGCCTAAGAAGGCTATGCCACTTCCTATGCGTGGTGGTCGTACCGCTACCAACATGATGAAGAAATCTTCAAGAGGTAAATAATGTCATCTTTAACCACTCCTGTCACCTTGTTGAGTGCTGTTGTCGCAACAGGTGCTTCTAAAGCAGTTCAGGCTGACGCTGGTCAACCAGCATTCTTGCAAGTTAGTGGCATTACTTCTGCCACTGTTGCTTTGCAAGGTAGCCTTGACGGTACTAACTGGTCAACCATTGGCACTGCTTTAACTGCTGATGGACTCGTTACAGTTGCCAATGCTCCCAAGTATTTGAGAGCAAACTGCACAGTTTATGTAACTGGCACGATCACCGCCAAAATCATGTACTAAGGAGAAACCCTATGAAGATGACTAAATCTCAGAAGAAGGTCAAGAAGGTCATGGGCGAGTTCAAGGAAGGTACTTTGCACTCTGGTAAGAATGGCAAGGTTGTCAAGTCCAAAGACCAAGCAATTGCAATTGCGTTGTCAGTTGCAGGAAAGGCTAAAAAGAAATGAAAGCTGGACTCTACGCCAACATTAACGCTAAACAAGCTCGTATCAAGGCTGGTTCTGGTGAAAAAATGAACAAGGTGGGGTCTAAAGCCGCACCTACAGCCGCTGACTTCAAACTAGCGGAAAAGACCGCAAAGAAGCCTAAAAAGGTGAGGTAATGAAATCTCCAACTTGGCAGACAAAAGCTGGTCAAAATCCAAAAGGCGGCTTGAATGCCAAGGGGAGAGCATCTTATAATGCGGCAACTGGTGGCAATTTGAAGCCGCCAGTAAAGTCGGGGGATAACCCCCGCAGGGCAAGTTTCTTGGCTCGTATGAGTGGCAATGATGGCCCTGAGTACGACAAGAAGGGTGAACCAACAAGACTGCTTCTTTCGCTAAAGGCTTGGGGTGCTAACTCCAAAGCTGACGCAAAGGCAAAAGCTCAAGCTATATCCGCAAGGAACAAAGCAAAGGCTAAAAGCAGATGACATACTTAGAACTTGTAAACGATGTCTTAATTCGGTTGCGTGAACCTAGCGTCACAACCGTAACCTCTAACGACTATTCAACCCTGATTGGTAAGTTTGTTAATGATGCCAAGCGTCAGATTGAAGATGCTTACGCTTGGAATGTCTTAGGCACTACCATTACTGTCTCAACTGTTGCGGGTACATATCAATACTCATTAACTGGTGCTGGTCAGAAGTTCCAAGTCCTTGACGTTCTTAACGTCACCAGCAATCTTGGGATGAAGAACATTGACTTTGTGTCAATGAACCGCAAACAGAATTTCTCAACACCTGTCAGTGGCATTCCATACGAATATTCCTTTGATGGTGTTGATTCCAACTATGACACAAAGGTGTTGATCTACCCTCGTCCTGATGGCGTTTACAGCATCCCATTCAGCTTGGCAGTGCCACAGGCAACATTGTCTAGTGACTCTACTGTTGTGCTTGTTCCTGATGTTTTAGTCTCGCAAAATGCTTACGCAAGAGCCTTGATTGAGCGTGGTGAAGATGGTGGCTTTAACTCATCCGAAGCCTTCCTTCTCTACAAATCTATGCTCTCTGACTACATTGCGTTGGAAGGTACTCGTTACCCTGAAAATCAGGAATTTGTGCCTGTATGAGCAAACCGCTACAAATCTTTAGCATCTCAGCGCCGGGGTTTTACGGCCTGAATACTCAGGACAGCCCTCTAGATTTAGCGGCTGGTTTTGCGTCTATTGCTACCAATTGTGTGATTGACCAGTATGGTCGTATTGGTTCACGCAAAGGTTGGTCAAGGGTTAACTCATCATCTGGAAACCTTGGCGCAAACAATGTTGGTGTCATCCATGAACTAGTTCAAGTTGATGGTACGTTGACTACCCTCTTTGCTGGCAACAACAAACTGTTCAAGTTGGACGGTTCTAACGCTGTTGTTGAGTTGACCTATGGGGGAGGGGGTACTGCACCCACTATCACAGCAAGCAATTGGCAATGTGCATCATTGAATGGCATTACTTACTTCTTCCAGTCTGGTCATACCCCTTTGATCTATGACCCTGCTGTTAGCACTACGACATTTCGTAGAGTTTCAGAGAAGACTGGCTATGCTGGTACTGTGCCACTTGGTAATGTGGTTACATCCTCTTTTGGTCGTTTGTGGGTTGCTGAGACTACAACTGACAACGTGACAATCACATTCTCTGACTTGTTAGCGGGTCATGTTTGGACTGGTGGAACTTCAGGCACTTTGGATGTCTCTAGAGTTTGGCCTAATGGGTCAGACCAGATCATGGGACTTTCTGCCCACAATGGCTTTCTAATCATCTTTGGCAAGCGTCAAATCTTGATCTATTCAGGTGCAACAACTCCATCCACTATGGCGTTGAGTGACACTATTGGAGACATTGGATGCTTGTCTAGAGACTCGATCGCTACAACTGGTTCAGACATCATCTTCTTGTCTAACAGTGGCGTTCGTAGCCTGTTGCGTACCATCCAAGAGAAGTCTGCACCATTGCGTGACTTGTCCAAGAATGTACGCAATGACTTGATGACTAACGTCTATTCTGAAGTCTTGGGTAACGTCAAGGGTGTTTACTCAGAGTCAAACGGCTTCTATTTGCTGAACTTGCCAGTTACCAAGGTGACGTATGTATTTGACACTAAGGCACAACTGCAAGATGGTTCTGCAAGGGTTACAACTTGGGACTCTATTGAGCCTACTAGTTTCTACTCCAAGCGCAATGGTGATTTGCTGATTGGTAAGAACGGCTATGTTGGCAAGTATGGTACTTACCTTGACCATGCCAGTAGCTACCGTATGCAGTACTTCACCAACTATGCCGACCTTGGCAACATCAGCATCACATCTATTGTCAAGAAGATTTCAGTTGTGGTGATTGGTGGTTCTAACCAAGGCTTTGTCATCAAATGGGGTTATGACTTCTCTGGTCAGTACTACTCAACAACTTTGAATATTCCAGTTACTACGGTTGCGGAGTATGGGATTGCTGAGTATGGCGCTAATGGTTCACCAGTGGCTTACTACTCTGCTGGTATTCAGTTGAGTACATTGGTTGGTCAAGCATCGGGGTTTGGTAAGGTTGTGCAAACTGGTTATGAAGTTCAGATCAACGGTGCGCCGATTAGCATCCAGAAGATTGAGATTCAAGCCAAAGATGGAAAAATGGTTTAAGGAAAGAATATGTCAAATTACACAAAGACCACTAACTTTGCGGCTAAAGACTCTTTAGCTTCTGGCAATGCGGGTAAGGTTGTTAAGGGTGCTGAGATTGATACTGAGTTCACCAACATCCAAACCGCTATTGCGTCTAAGGCTGATGGTACTTTTACCAACTTCTCATTTGTAGAGGCATCCAATGTCCTCTACATATACAACTCATCTACTGCTGTCGCTAAGATTGATTCAAGCGGTAATTTGACTGTTTTAGGCAACGTGGTTGCTAACGGCACTATCTAAGGAACACAAAAATGGCAACATCACAAGAAGTAGCGCAAGTTAAGCAGATGGTCAAAGAGTCCATCATTGAGGAAGGTCTTGACCCTAATATTTTTGTGCGGCTTGGTGAAATGGCGCAAGCTGTATTGAAAGATAAGTCTATGTATCCTCAGTTCTTGCAAGCTGTTGTTGATAGCGGCTTGGCTGAAGAAGCTGACTTCTCTAGTGATGTTGATTATCAGATCGTTGGTGTCTTTGTTGCCGCTGGTGAGATGGTTAAAGAAATGCTTGCCTCTGGCGAGTTAGGAGCGTGATATGGGACTGAAAAAACTTGGTAATTGGTTAAAGAAGAACATCAAGCCTATTGCGGCAGTTGCGGCAGTTGTCTTCCCGCCACTAGCTCCAGCAATTGGCTCTGCTCTTGGCGCTAGTGCGGCTACTGCGGCTGTAGTAGGTGCGGCGGCTTTAGGTACTGGTGCAAGTCTAGTATCAGGGGACTCTTTAGGTACTGCTTTAACTACTGGCGCTATTTCAGGTTTAACTGCTGGTGCTGTTCAGGCTGTTTCACCTACAGCATTCCAAGGTGGTGGTTTGTTTGGTGGCACAGCTACTACTGGAACAACTGCACTTGCTGGAAACTATGCCGCAGTTCCTGCCGCTGAATTGTCTGCAACTGTTGCATCTCAAGGGTTGATTCCTAGCGTTCTATCGTCTGTTTCTAACTTTACTGGCCTGAGTACAGACACACTAGGCAAACTTGGTGTTGCTGGTGTCCAGTCATTGCTGAGTAGTGCTGGCGCTACTAAACAAGCAGAGCAAGCCCAACAAGCGGCGCAAACACAAGCTGATGCTCAAGTTCGTGCGGCTCAGATTGCGGCTGATGCCGCTAAGTTTCGCCCTGTTGGTGTGACTACTCGATTTGGTCAGTCTGCTTTCACCACTGATGCACAAGGTAATGTCATTGGTGCTGGTTATACACCTAGTGCTGAAATCAAAGGTTACCAAGACCGTCTTTCTGTTTTAGCGAATCAAGGTTTGCGTGATGCTGAGTTGGCTCCATTGGCTTACCTTCCCTTGGCTGGTGCATCTCAAAGTCTGTTTAACTTGGGTCAAGAATACCTTGCTAAGTCTCCTGACCAAGCCGCCGCTGACTACATTGCTAAACAGCAAGCATTGATTAGTCCTAGCAGACAAACTCAATTGGCTGAGTTGCAGAACAAGTTGTTCCAGCAAGGTCGTGGTGGTGCGGCTGTGGCTCAAGGCGGTAACCTGATGGCTACAAGTCCTGAGTATGCTGGTTACTATAACGCTTTGGCTCAACAAGATTTGGCTTTGGCGGCACAAGCTGACCAAGCGGCTCAACAGCGTATCCAGTTTGGTGCTGGTCTGTTTGATACTGGTGCTGGTTTGCAGAACAAGTACTACGCTGGTCAGACTGCGGCTTATCAGCCATTTGCTACCGCTATGGATACCACTAAGTATCTTGAAGGTTTAGCGCAACAACCAATGACTATTGGCACTGAAATTGGCGGCAAAACAACTGCGGCTAACACCTTGTCTGGTAGCTTGCTGAGTTCAGGCATTACACAAGCGGCGGCTACTATGGCTCCAGCAAATGCCTACTCTGCCTCTGGTAACTTCCTGTCTGGTGTTGCTCAGAATCCAGCAGTTGGTAGTGCCTTGAATAATGTGTTTGGCGTTCAAACAACACCATCATCAGCACCTAAGTATCAAATCATCAACGGTCAACTTGTTCAAGTTGCTTAAAGGGGAAAAGAATGGCAACAAGTCAAATCTTAGGACTATTTACATCTCCTGAGCAGTATCAGGCCAATCAAATGGCTCAGTTTCGTCAACAGGCGGCTAGTGAAGTGCCATTAAACCCTTTCCAGCAAGCCGCTATCAATATGCGTCAGGCTGGCTACCAGTTGGGTGGCGGCATTGCTGGTGCTTTGGGTGGTGTTGACCCGCAATTGCAGAAGATTACTCAGCGTCAGCAAATCATTGGCATGATTGACCCTGCAAACCCTGATTCTTATGCAAGAGGAATTCAAGCCGCATTGCAAGTCGGTGACCAAGAAGCCGCTTTTCTTTTGCGTAATGAGATGATGAAGGCGAAGGAACAGGCATCAATAGCAGAGATTCGTGGCTTTGAGCGTGAGAAGTTCTTGGTTGAACGTGGTCAAGGTATGCAACAGCGTGGCATGGAAGCCAGAGCTTTGAGCATAGCTAACGGCATCAACCCTGACACTGGTGAGCCAACAAAACCATTGTTTGACGCAACAACTAAGACATTCAATGAAGATGTCGCTAATTTGCTTGTGTCTCAATATGGTCAAGCTGGTGCAAATCTTGTCAAACAACGGCTTGAGAGTGTTCAGGGCGTTGAATCTTTGCAAGTTCAACAACTCGCTAGGACTCTGTTTAACCCTGATGGGACTCGCAACCCTGAAGTTGAGAAACAATTGTCAACAACTGTTGCGGGTCGTGAGGTTCTCAAGAAACTTGCGCCAGAGACTAAGGAACTCAAGAAGGGTGAAAAACTTCTTGAGCGTCAACCAAATGGAACTTGGAAACTCGTTACTCCAGAGGGTCAGCCAGTTCAAAATGTTACATCTGACAATGCAATTCAATCATTGATTACTAGCAAGGCAATTCACCCAACAATATTGCCTTACGCTAACCAAGTTGCCAAAAACTTTGCGAATCTTGACTTTGAAGACCAAAATGTATTGTTGGAAAAATTGACAAAGTTGAATAGCGATGCTCAAAGATATGAGTCTGATAAGAGTGCTAAAGATCAGTCAAGAGCCACAAACAATATTCTTAGAGAGTTGAATGTTGAACTGGCTCAACTCAAAATCAAACAAGCAAAAGATGAGGCCGAAAAAGCTAAAGATGGCAAGCCAATTAACTTTGGCGACTCAACAAAACTTGCAGAGAAAGCAACAGGAGTTGACAAACTTGTTGATCTTTACGAAACATTTAAACCAGAGTACGCTGGTTATGGAACTAATGCGGCTGGCGAAATTGCAGTTTTTGCGGCTGGCAAGCAAAGTGATGAGAAAAGTGTTGCGCTATATCAATGGTGGCAAAATTATCAAAACAATGTCAACAAGGTCAGAAACGATTTGTTTGGTTCAGCTTTGACTGCGCCAGAGAAGGCTGAGTTTGAGAAAGCAATGGTTACCAAAGGGATGAACTCTGCTCAAGCTCAAAAGAACTTGCAGAGACAAGCAGAGGAGGCCGTTAAAGCCTATGAAAAACTTGAGAAAACTTTGCGGTCTCAAGGTTTTAGCAAGGCGGCGTTAGATGCTCTAAAGCCTACAGGAATAAAGCCACCTTTGTCTAGCTTTGTGGTTGAAGGTCAAAACACCAATCCATCTAACGTAACTGGCGGAGTAAGATAAAAATGGCTACCATTAATCGTCAAGCCGCTAAAGCGGCAGGGTATACAGATGCACAAATTGATGCTTACGAGCGTGAGCAAGGCTTAGCTCCATCAAGCCAACCAAGTCAACCAAGCCAAGTGCAAACAGCACAGAATCAAAAGCCTTTGTCTACAACTGAAGTGTTGACTGGTGCAATTGTCAACTTCCCAACTTCTTTATACAACATGGCGACTGATGTATTTAAGACTGTTACAGACCCTTTGCAAACAGCTAGAGACTTGGGAACTTTGTTTGTTGGCACAACATCAAAGATTCTTGGTGAGCCTTTCTTTGAGTCTGATTTAGCGAAACAGATGAGACTCAAAGGCGAAAAATCTGCCGAACAAGTTGGGGCTTTCCTTGCTAATAGATATGGCAGTGTTGAGGGTGCAAAAACAGCACTTGCAACAGACCCTGCTAGTGTGTTGTCTGATGTGTCATTGATTTTTACTGGTGGCGCTTCAATTGCGCCTAAAGCTGGCGCTGTTAGTAAAGTACTTGGTACAGCCGCCAAGGTTACAGACCCATTGAGAATAGCCGCCGCACCACTTGTTTTTACTTCAAAAACAGTAGCCCCAACTTTAGGTATGACTACTGGTGCTGGCTCTATGGCTATTGAAGAAGCATATAAAGCTGGTAAAGAAGGCGGTGAGAAGGGTAGGTTATTCCAAGAAAACTTGCGTGGCACTACTGACCAGCTTCAAGTCCTTGAGGATACAAAATCAAATCTCAAGGCAATGATTCAGGAGCAACAAGCTAATTATCGTTCTGGAATGGTGGACATTAAAAACGATAAGTCTGTTTTGGGTTTTGACGATATTGACAACTCTTTGCAAAAAGCCGCTGACAGGGTTGTCTATAAAGGCAAGATTCGTAGTGAAGATGCCGCTGGATATGTACAAAAAACAATGCAAATTGTTAATGACTGGAAAGCAGGGAATCCAGCAGATTTTCATACGCCTGAAGGTTTGGACATCCTGAAGCAAAAAATTTATGATGATGTTTTGTCGAACATACCAATCAATCAAAAATCATCAAGAGACATCATTGGCGATATTTACAAATCTGTAAAAACCACCATTCAAACGCAAGCCCCAACATATGCCAAGACAATGAAGCAATATGCTGATACAGCAGAGCAAGTTCGGGAGATTGAAAAATCCTTGTCAGTTGGAGATAAGGCAAGTGCTGACACTGGATTGCGTAAATTACAAACTGTATTGCGGAACAATGTCAGCGCAAATTATGGTCAGCGAGTTAACTTGGTAAACCAACTTGAGGCGACATCACCTCAATTCGGTGGCGGCATCCCAATCAAGCCAGCATTGGCTGGTCAGGCTTTAAGCAATCTTGCGCCAAGAGGAATCCAAGCCGCTGGAACTATTGGTACTGCTGGACTTTTGGGTAGCCAGATTTCAACTCCATTGGGTGCGGCATATTTAGGCGCATCATCTCCTAGAGTTGTTGGTGAAGCCGCATACATGGCTGGCAAGGTCGGAAAGCAAGCAGAGAATATTGGCGGCTTGTTCCCTGATGCTGATTACACAACCATGTTTAATTTGCTCTCAAAAGCGCAAGTCCAAGAGTAGGAGACTGAAATTGACCCAATCAGTCTTTGTCTCCTTGCGGCTGGCCTTGTCAAGAACATCCAAGCTGGCTGTGAACTTTACAAGCAAGCTAAAGAATCTTTTGTCGAGATTAGAGCCACTGCGGATGAAGTTATCGCTATTGGTAGAGAGGTTCAAGGTTTCTGGTCGAAACTTAGCGGTTTCTTTGGCGCTAGTCCCAAGCCTAAAGCTGTTAAGCCTACTGCAAAGCCTAAAAAGTCTCAGTATGTCGCTGTTGATGAAACTCAAGTCAAAGTGGACATCGTTAAGAACCTCACTGAGTTCTTCAAGCTCCAAGAACAACTAGCGGCTCACATTCGAGAAGAAGAAGAAAAGTCCAGAACAGTCTATGACCCAGACCAAAACCATATGGAGGCGGCACTAAAGAGGGTGATGGCACAGCAAGAGATGGACAGGCTGGTTGTGACGATCAGAGAAACAATGGTCTACCAGAGTCCACCTGAAATGGGTGCTTTGTACAGTTCAGTTTTTGACATGAAAGAGGTCATACAGGAGGAACAAGATCAGGCTAGGCTGAAGCAAGAGGCTCAAGAGAGGTTTAAACAATGGCAACGCAAGGAGGAAAAAAGAGACTTCCAAGCAAAGTCAGCGTACCTAGTCGTAACCCTAATCCTTATAGCGTACCTTTGGATGTGGCTTCTATTCGTAGGAAAACTGGCGAGGACATAATGGGATGGATAGCGGCTTGCGTGTTGATTGCACTATTGTTGCCTCTTGGTGCAATGTTGTACCTCGACATCTTAGAGGCCAAGCATGAGGTGAAGGAACAGGTCGAGAAGGTTGAGAAGTTAAGAAGGCAAGTAGAACAGGAGAGACGCAAAAATGACAAACCATGAAATTAAACTGCTGGCGCTAACAATTTGTGCTGGCATCCTTTGCGGGTTACTGGCTGGCTGTGAAGATCGCTTCAGGTATCCCTGCCAAGACCCTAAGAATTGGGATACACCAGAATGCAAACCCCCAATCTGTACCGCTACTGGTACTTGTCCCGATCAACTCATCAAACCTGAACAGGAGAAAAAGTAATGGCAACCATTGGATATAAAACCAACAATCGACTGACATCAGACGAGATTGAGGTCAGGGTATGGGCATTCGTTATCGTGGTCTTGGTGTCGATTCTGCTTGGCGCTATGGCTATGTTTTTATACTCAGTTTCGTTCGTCACACAGCCCATGTCGGGCATGGCCAAAATCGACTCTGTTTACTTGCAACAAATCAACACCATCATGGTGTTCATTACTGGCGTTCTTGGCGGTGTAGCTGGTCGGACTGCTGTTAAGGCTGTAGCCAACGCTACCGCAAAGGCAGAGGCTGAATCCAATGACAACGATGAGCCGCCAAAGCCATGAGTAACATCCTTGGAGGTTTGCTAGTTCTTGTCTTGATCTTTGGTGGTGGCTACTGTACTGGTCAGCACTACGAGGCCAAGGCTCAACAAGAAGAAGTAGACCGCCTAAACACCCAAGCTAGGGCAAAGGAGGCGGCTTTGGTGGCCGCTGTAACCACAACATCAACTGCATTGAGGGTATCAAATGAAAAGGCCAAATTGGTTACAAAACAGCGTGATCTTGCTATTGACAGTGGTAATCTCAAGTTGCGCCTCAAAGCGTCCTGCCCCATACAAGCCC